AGACCCCGAGGGCTGGAAGAAGCCTAGAAATAGGGTGGGGGGTCATTGGTCGCCCGCGTGCTGGGCGAAACGCATCGCCCCGAAGGACCAGTCGCGCCAGACATCTACATCGCAACACAAAGCATTCTCGCAGTCTTTCATGTCTTCTCTTATGATTACGGGAACTTAGGTTAGATCAGAGAGGAAACATCGGCTGTGTCGCCGTATCTCCAGTGGGCTTCCTCCCAGTCATCAACCAGCCGTCTGGGAAGATCGAGCCAGATCGGACGTGATCGAAGAAAGACAGCCTTAAGAAAGCTGGCTTGTCTGAAGTCAGCTCTCTTAGATCGATAGCAATGCCACCACCACAGAACCTCGAGATACATTCGAAGTCGGTCGGCATCGTGAACGCTGATGGTTTCGTCGCCGTCCATCGCTGCCATTAACTTCTCGACGGTGACCTGGAGAACACAAGCGGTCTCCGCAGCTGTACTGCCCATCGCGCCACACATCTTGATCAGGTCCAAGAAAGGTCTCCCGCTTCTCGGGGTTTGCCCCGTCTTTAATGCCTCACGCACCCACGATAGCCTACCCATCAGTGCACCCCCAAATGAATTCTTCTCGCGTACTCGGCGATCAGAAAGGCATCGGCGTTCTTGTGTATGATCTTCGGGCTGTCCAAGAAGAGCTGTTGTGCCGCCGCCTTGTTGACCTTCTTCTTCTCAGCGTTCGACATCTTAGAACGAATCAATCCGAGCTTCTTCTGCCACTTCTGAGGAGAATGCAGCTCGAACCTAATGCCTGCATAGGTGAGTAGACCGAAGGCGAACCCATAGAGCTCACCGAATTTGAAGCTGCTCGAGGCTCCATTGCCCGGCCTGGCCCAGACCTTCTCGAGGATGGCAAAGTCTACAGCTGGCGCATACAGCTTCACGAACTTGCAGACATCGTGCGGCGTTTCACAGAAGCCAATCCAGTCCATCGTAAAGCCATCGCTGTCAACCATTGCAATGGCGCCACCCTTGCCGGGGTCAATGCCTAGAAACGCCATCAGATCACCACCCCAGAGCTTAGGTCGAACGCCTCATCCCTTTGAAACCACCCACTGTTAAAGCCTTCGTTGTAGGCTTCATGCATGTGCTTGAGAACAGCCGACGGCATCAACGCTACTGGCCCACAGGGCAGAAGAATTACGTAATGCATTTCAGCCGCCCATTGCACAAAGGTCTCATCGCTTACCCACATTGCCTCAGTCATCGGTGAGCTCGCTTCCAGAGAAGGCTGAACGCAACTCCGCTTTGTAGCGGACAAACCGCGTTGCCGAGACTTCGCAATCTGTCCACCCGATTGGCAGTCCCATCAGCGCCTCGACGAACCGCGGGTTCAGCATTAGGGTTTCGCTCGAGGAATCTTCTCCAGCCTTCTCGGTCGTTTGGTCTTGGGGGGAACAGGGCCAGCGAACGCTGGCCCTTCCTAGCAGTCCATTCGTGGGCACGTTCGCGTTGGCGCAGCTCCCGTCCTTCCAGTCCCTCGATGTTGGTGTGGGCCATGCCGCTGATGCCACCGTCAAGGGAATTCCCGCCCTTGTCGCGCCTTCTCCCTTGTTCGCGTGATGTCTCCACCTGTCGAGCCATGTCTCTGGGCTCTCGCCGTCGTTGCAAATTCTCGCCGCCGGAGTCGGCCAGGTTGTCAGAGCTGCAATGATCAGATCGTTCGGAGAGCCCTTTCTTCTCAACTCTCTGTTCGCTCCTCGAGTCGTTCGGGTGTTTTTGTCTGCCAGAGCTGCGGTCGAAGTGGGCCATGCTTGAGCCTTTCCGACTAACGATGGTCTCGGCTTTGTCTTGTCTCCTTGATCGTAAGTGTATCCTCTCCCCTTCGCGTCGATCGTTGTTGGCGTGGGCCAAGCAGAACCATCGAAGACGCCGCATGGGGGCTCCAACGGCTCCCGCCGGGAGCAAACACCAGTTTGCATCGTACCCCATCTCGGAAAGCCCTCCGAGTACGACTCCGGCTCCCATAGAAAGGATGCCTGCAACGTTTTCCAGGAACACGATTCGCGGTCCCACCTCGCGAATGATGCGGGCAACATCATCCCACAGCCATCGATCGTCGGCTCTGCCTTTTCGTTTTCCCGCGTGGGACACGGGCTGACAGGGGAATCCGGCAATGATCGAATCCACTTTTCCACGCCAAGCTGTGCCGTCGAAGGTCGTGAGATCGTCCCAAATAGGCGCCTCATCCAGACTCTTTTCTTCCATCCTGGCCACGAGAGTGGACGCGGCAAAGCCTTCGCGTTCGATGTAACAAACAGTTCGGGCTCCGGTTGCGAGCTGAAATCCGAGATCGAGCCCTCCGATTCCTGAACAGATTGAAATTGTGCTTTTGGGCAATGCAGCCACATTTGTCTTCCCTCGCTTCACTTGGTTGCTCTGTTCGTGGCGGCGTCGATATCGCGCATCGTTTGAAAACCTCTTGATCGAACCTTACACGCAAGACAGGACCCACATGCCACAGCCCTTCTGGTTCGTTCAGATGTGATCCAGTCGGGGTAGTAACAACTCCACGTTTCGTTTTCGGAAATCTCAAAGTCTCGAGCTCGAAATATGATTTCGTTTTTTCTCATCTTCAACAACGGAGCAACCACATCCACCTTATATCCCGCCGAAAGCGCCCGTGACATAGAGGACAGAAACGCCTCGCCGCAGTCAGGAAACATATCGAAGTCTTCTCTTGTTGCACCGAACCAAACGCTCCCGCCGCCACCAGCTGCCGCAATCGCAGCTGCATGGGCGATGAAGATTGCGTTTCGACCTGCCACAACCGGACTCGCTCGATCTGCCAAAAGACCGGTGCTGGGCATTGTCAGACGCACCGAATCAAACTCTATCTCTCTCTTTAGACAAAACTTCTCCGCATATTTGGTTTCGATTGTTTGCGGTTGCCCATAGTCGAAAATCACCGCTCTTGCGTCTGGGTCAATGTCTCTCGCCATCATCATGCAAACGGCGGAATCCAGACCGCCCGAAAAACAAACCACGATCATCATTCACCCCCGATCAAAACAAGTTGACGCCGCGCCATTTCTAAGCGTGGCAAAGAAGACGCAAAGCGGCTCGCGCTCGTGCCGTCGAATGAGTCAACAAAGACCGAGCTGCATAGGTTAATTCTCTTTTTGGTGTTGACCCGCGCAACATGAACCCAACATCGACGTTTGATTCCGAGGGCGGCCCAGCGTGGAATCGACCGAAGCTTCCACTCCGTAGAGCCGCCTACAAAAATGCCGATTCGCGGGCCAAGCAGTGCCTGAACGTCTTCGTCGACCATCCCGTCCTGTACGGGGATCAACGCTCGCGTGGTTCTACCTAGCACGAAAGGAACCCAGGCGATTGATCGTCGGAGCGATGAAATCCCGCCGCAAACAACATCGGGAAGCGCAACCCAATCGGCATCGCGCCCCATTTTTTTTAACAGCTTCTCGAACAACTCTTGATCCCATTCTTCCTTCTTTTGGTATGCGCTCCAGGCCCCGTTGTCGATCGCATATCGAAACCCATGATGGCGCAGATACTTGACAGTGGATGGGCGCCAGCTTTCTGGAGTAAGTAAAATCCGCCACTGCGCCGCTGCCAACGCGGCCAGATTTCGCTTTGTTCCAGTATAGGTGGCATATCCCATCATGATTTCTCGCTTCATCGCGTTACTTTCTTCATCCCAGCTGCGATTTTGCCGGTCATTCGATCGCAGCTCGGGCAACGGAATTCTGAATCTGGATATCGAAATTCCGCTGTCCACGTGGCTTTGCAGTGCCAGCATCGAAACCTGGCTTGATAGATGTTCGCCTTCTTCATGAAAATCACATCTCCCATCAGGCTTGTTTGAGCATCTCGGGCGACGGCATCCGCCTCGCCAGGTTTAGAAGTTTTTTGCCTGCTTCCGCCGGGCTGGTTTGACACTCGCCGACATCGATTCGATCTGCGATTTGATCAGCGTTAACCAGATTCATCATCGTCGCCGATTTGCCCAGCTGCATGAATGTCTGATGCATTTCCGAGGTCCAAACATATCGATCCCAGTCTTTCACCGACTTCACGCCCATTCCGTCGATCGATCGTTTCGCGACAATCCCGGCGAGGATCACCCCATAGGCATCTGCCATCCCATCCTCTGCGCTCATCAAAGGCGGGTGGCTTTGCTCAAGCGGGTGGTTGCAACGACAGCGAACGCTTTTTCGATTCACGTAATTTCGAAGACCGTTCAAGCAATGCGTTCGATCGATCTTGATCCACCCCGCGTTTCTACACTGCGAACACTCTCTTTTGGTATCGATGTGTCGATTCGAGAAAACCAAGTCCTTCGCGAGAGCTCGAGGGTTTGGAAGGTTCTCATACTGAGCGATCAGATTCTTAACCGAATTCAAGATCTGTTCATTCGAATAGGTCGAACACACCTCGAGATAATTGGTCAGCGTTTGATCGTCCGCTCTCCGATTGTACATTTTCAACAACTTTATGATCGCCATTTCTCTGTTCATCTCTCTTCTCCGTGATAAGTTTTTTCCAGTAGGCAAGCGCATGCTCAACGGCTCTCCCTTCCACGAGAATCGCGTCTTCGGCTCTCAGCTCGAGCACAAGTCTTTCTCTCCACTTCTCCCACCAATCTTTGATTTGCGTTTCGCCCTTCTCCATTTTCTCATTCAAAGCCATTCGAGTTCGAACGCGAATCAACCCAAGAACACTGTTGAGTCGGGCTTGTTCTTGAAAGTCATTCGAGAAGTCCACGCCGTTGGTTCGTGCATCGTATTTGCCCTCATCGAGCTTATCGAGAAAACCAGGCACAACCATGTTGTCGATGTCCATCCCGTTTGGGGCCTTCGGGACACGGCCCAAACACCACGGCGATTTCGCCGCACGCTGAAAAGCTTGAATCCACATCTCTTCGGTGGGTCGCTCTTTGATTCTCGCCTTCAGCTGGCGCCACGTTTGAGTTTTCGATCCACGTTTGCACGGTCGGGACTTCGGCTTCTTCACCGAATGAAAATGCTCATTGTAAAGCTCCATAACCCTAGCTGGTTTAAGAGTCGAATCGGTTTTTGATTTTCCCTTTTTACTAATAGTTAAATTACTTAAGGTTAAAGTCTTCTCGTTAATTACATTATATAAGGGGGGATTTTGAGATCCCACCCCTGGGATGCTGAGATCTGGGGGGTGGGATTCTGAGGCCCCACCCCGGGGGGATTTTGAGGCCCCGGGGGGATTTTGAGATCCCATCCCTTTTTTGTGTCTATTCTTCTTCTCCTTTTTGAAATTGGGAAGGTCGATAATGTATTCGGTGGATGACCCGATTCGGGCGTTTCTCTGAATGAGACCCAAGGATTCGAGCTCGGCAACCGCTGATCTCGCCGTTCTTCGATCGCACCCGATCAACGATGCGATTCGCTTGATCGACGGGAAGCAGGCGCCGGTCCTGCGATTTCGATGCAGATAGAGAAACATCCAAGCATAAGCCACGCTTCGTTTCGTGGTTGGCTTTAGCAGCTCACCGGGAAAAATGATTTGTTTATACCCTTCGTGATCGATCACAGCGCCACCTAGAACGGAATATCATCGAACGTTTCGATCGACTTCGGTTGTGCTGGCTTCGGGCTTGATTGAACTGGCTGGGGAGCCCTCGTTTCCGCAGCTGGGGCGGGTCGCTCGCCATCTCGAAAGACAGACCCAAAGTTGACCGCCTGGCCGACAACCACGGTTTCGCGAACCTCGATCCCGTCCTTTCGGGTGTAGGTGTCGTAATCTAGTTCGCCCGTGACAACGCACCCATCTCCCTTCTTCAAGAAGGAATAGACGTTCTCGCCCGACTTCCCGAACAGAAGAACCTTGTGCCAGATCGTCGTTTTTTCCCCTCGCCGCGTTCGGTTCGTGGCAATAGACATCGTGGTCATCTCTGCGCCATTTTGTGTCGTTCGCTTTTTAGGGTCCGCTCCCAAGCGACCCACAAGAATTACTGTCGCGTTCATCATTCACCTCCCAGTTTTTTGGATAATCTCATTACACTGCGAGCCCAACGAAACGATCGCTCGCCGGGCTTGTTCCCTCCGTTGTACATCGCAACCGCCCTTATTACATCTCGGGACTTCTTCAACCTCAGCTTTAGAATTTGAACACCCGCCTTGATCTGTCCCCGCGTGTTTCTCGGTACGTCTTTTGGATAATACCTAGGCATTACCTGGAGCGGCCCGATCGCCCCAACACGAGAAACAACGAAACGCCGCAGTCCGCTTTCATGGAACGCGAGCGCCACGACAAGAGTGGGATCGACGCCTTGCGCCTCAGCCTCCCAAACCACCATTTCGCAGACATCGTAAGCTTCGCTTTTGTCGGGGAACCGATACATTCCGACGATGGTTGTGCAGATCATAAAGGCGATCATTGAACCGTCTCAGCATCGAGAACCATGTCGATCTCTTCTTCAGGCTGGTTGATTGGCTCGGGCTCCATCTCTATCAGTTCGCTCGCCTTCACCTCCTCATCTGTTTTTTGCTCCACGCCGTCGATCGTTAAAGCTGTCTGAAGCCGCGAGCTCACCGGCAGGTTTTTGACCAATCGCCGAATCGCTGTCTTTTTCCCCATCTCAACAAAGTTCTCGCTCCAGCTCTGATTCGACTTCGCGAAACGATCGCGAATCTCCGCAACCTCCCCAGCTGTCATCACCACAAAAACCTTGTCAGAAAACTGACCTTTTCGAATCGTGGCAATCGCATAAAACGCCGTGGGATCGCCGCCGTCGAAGGACGGCTGATGCACCAGTGCTTTTGACGTGCCCTGCATCACTTCGAATCGATCTCCCTCGCGAACAACTTCCGCCTCGATGGGCCAGATGTTCGATTGATGAGCGAGCCAAATATAGCCGCGGTATCCCATCTCGAGCGATGCCCGCCGCCCGCGGGGAATCAGATAGCAATGACCGAGCGATCCTGGAATTAGACCCAATCTCCCAGCCTCAACCAGCGCCCGCAAGATCGTCGAAGGTTCACACCGGCTCAGAGCTGGGTTTTCGTACATCGCCAACCGCGCAGCCTGCATCAGCTTGTCGGTTGTATCAGGGTTTTTGGTCGCAGCTGCGATTGTTGATGAATGCAGCTCAAGATAACCATGAGCTTCTTTTCTGCCTTGCTTAGTCATTTTTCTTCTCCTTTTTGATTGTGATAGTGAGCCGTCTATCTGGCTCGGTTTTCTTGGTGAACTTCGACAGCTCACCGGGTGAAAGCTCCAACGACTCCACCAGCGCCTTGTAATCGATCTTCATCTTGGTTCTAGGTTTTCGATAACTCCCCGACCAGCTGTCGCCGCGAACCCGCGTTGAACTGCCCAACCAGGCGCGAAGATCGTTTTTTATCAAACCGCGTTCTTCCTCGAGAGACCGAATCGTTTTCGTGATTTGGGCATAGTGATCCATCTTCTTGTCGATCTCTGGGGTGGACTGTAGGGCCTCATCAATTTCGTTTTGAAATCTTCGATTTAGGCTTCGGGTGTCGGTCTTTCGGGCGGTATAGGGAGGGGGGATCTCCGCCAAAACGTGATCCTCCCAAAAGCGCCGCAGCCTTTTCTCATACTTGGCAGCACGCTCTTCATCCCAGCCCACGCGATAATAGCGGGTGTCATAGCCGCCAAGCATCGCCACGATCCACCAACAATCCAAATTGTGCCCGCGAGCTCGAGCGACCCACAAATAGTGAAACGCTTGAGCCCAAAAGTGCTTCGGATAATTCACGGTAGGCGCATCTGCCTCGGACCATCGGGCTCGATCGTTGTTGTTGACCCACTTGCATTCGTACCCGGCGAGCCACTTGCCCGAAGACTTCTCGATCAGAATTCGATCTGGGTTCCCGAAGGCCCACCCGTTTGGGTGCCAAAGCATTTCTTTGGGCTCGATCAACCTTCTCCCACGATATTCCTTGCGGGCTCGCAGATCGTGCCAGATTCGAGCGGCGATCATTTTCTCGCCCTCATTCCCATACCAGTAAATGTCCTTTGGCTCATCGGGCAGCTCTAAAAGCTTCGAGTCGTAAACGGACAGCGGCGTGCCGTTCGGAGAGATGCCCAAAATCGCAGCTGCATCGCTCCCGCCCAACCCGCCTTTCCGCTGTTGTCGAATCGCACGGGTGATTGTCATTCATCCACCCAATCGAGCTGCATCAGATCATATAAGGCTTTGAGCTCCGATTCTTTGATGTACCAACGCCCACGCGGAACGTTCTGATAGCCCTTGAGCTTTTTCGAGACCAGCCACTTATGAACAGCTTGCGGAGAAACGCCCCGCATCCTGGCCACTTCTTCTTTCGTGTAAACACGTTCATTTTCCATCGAGATCTCCCTTGTTTTTTACACTCTGCCACAGAAGCAACCCTGACAACAAGAGAAAAGATAAACACTTCTATTAGTGGTTTTCAGACGGGAATTGCGTGACTTAGGGGTTGCTAGGGTGTATACTTTAAGAGTAACAACCAAGGAGTCAGAGATGACAACACAGATCAAAGACACTCCCGAAATGTGGCGAGCTGCGCTTAAAGAAGTCGCGGAGACAACTTCGCGAACTCGGTCTCATTACTTCAAAACGGTGGAAGAGGCCCAGTCGTTTTCGAACAAGATCGATTGGTCAGACCGCGATCAGGTTTTGAGCTTCAACCGAACCGTCAGTCACAAGGGAAACTACATCGTGACTGTCCTTCACGGCGCCACGGAGGAAGGAAAATGACAACGACTCAAAAAAGCCGCCGCCCTCAACCAAGTCAAATCGAAGCGAGACTTACAGATGCCCTCTCGTTTAACCCCGGAGTTTGCCCGAACTGTGTCATTCCGCGAGGGCGGGCCCCGATGCTCGAGGAAGACACATACAGCGATGAGCAATGGATTCTAAAAAGCTATCTATGCGAAACGTGCGGGCTTCAGTGGGTTGAACACTACAGAATGCGCCCGAAGAAAGTCACAATCATTCGAACAGAGTGGGAGCGTGGGCGCGACAATCTTGACTAGGAATGAAACCGCGGGTTCTCGATCAATTCGGGGATCCGCTGATTCATTTCTGAATCACTATCACGGAGAAGAGATTATGACTAACCCGCAAATCATTGTGAAATCGAACTACGTTTCTGTCCCGTTTACAGGCAGGAGCAGCGAGGAGTTGGACGCTTTATATAAGAAACATGTGAAGCACCCTAAGGGACACTGGAAGGGGCCGGCGGTTGCTTACGTCAAGCCCGAGCTGGTTCCCGCTGTAACCGAAGCGATGGATTATTTCGGGTCCATCGTAGATAGCGAGCGCCTTCTGAAGTCGGGTCTCGTGAAGCTTTATTCGCGCGGATACTGGGCCCACGGGTTTTAGAAGCTAAACCGGGGATCTCCGACTCCTGTCGGGGCTCCTCTGATTCGCTTCTGAATCGCTATCACGGAGAAGAAAAATGGACACATACGATAAAGTTCTTGAGAGGTTCAAGGGCCGAGTGACCGTCAAAAACTGCAAGATCATGACAAGCATGTCCGAGGAGACCTTGTGCTTCACGGCATCAGTCTATTTCGACGGCAAGAAAATCGGAACCGCGGACAATCGCGGACACGGGGGGCCGGGAAACTTTGACCCAAAAGACGCATCGGTTTCCGAGACACTGTTGGCACTTGAGCATTTTGCAGTTGGTCTGGACTGCACCTATTTCACAAGTCGATGGGTGATTTTGGAGGTACTAATTGACGATGCGGTTCAAAAGTTCAGTGAAACCAAGCAGGTCAAGCGAGACATCAAAAACGGGAACATCGTGTTCACTCAACCGGACGGGAGAACCTATCTCGTGAAGTGGCCCGAACTCGCGAACAGCTGGCATCTCAACCCAAAGTCTCGAGAGATCTTCATGATGGCTGCCGCAAATAACAAGTGGGCGATTGTCGAGATCTTGAACGATCGCTTTCCATCAGGAACGAAATCGCTCAAACGCTTCCCAAAATCCGATTCAGTCGCACAAGGAGCGTAACAATGAAAGTGTTCAAATCCGATTACATGGAGCCAGATTTCGCTCTCAACTTCAAAACATCTCGGACGGGCGGCCTGATTTGTCATATGAAAATCGTTCCCGCCCACATGGTCGCTATTTTTGGAACAGCTGGGCGAGGGGTTTCCCTAGATCACAAAGTCACCGGCGAGTGGGTGTTTCACTGCGTTGAAGATCCCAACATCGTTTTTTGGGTGTACGACTACAAGCAGACCTTCTACTATCACGAGTCTCAAATGACCCACGATCAATTTTGGGCTCAAACCGAGGTTGCAGATCTGCATGTTGGGTGCTCCGGTAAGGCCCACGATCATCTGCCGCGATTTCGTCGCTGGCTGTCCTATTTTTTGGACGAATATCTCCCGCCCTCTGGCGTAACAACCATGCACGCTCAAAGAATGGATCGCGCCCGAGAAATGATTCGCGAATCAATCGACCATTTGTGGGAAATGATGAAGTTTGAGGTAGACGATTTGGATGCAGACCCATCGCACCCGATCACTCGACTCTATAGTCATCTGGTTCAGGCGAATCGTCTAATGGGCGGCGTGCTGACATCGCACGAAGTGGAGTGGCAGAAACACTTTCCCTATACCGGGCGAACGATCTGTTGTGATGCACAAGTGGATCAAAACGAAGATGGGAAAACGATTTGCTTGGGTTGCAATGAGCCCGTGTTTCTCGCCTCGCTTAGTGATTTCTAAGAGGGTGCCAACCTGTCCCCGAATTCGTTCGGGGATAGTGTGGCCCGCTTTTGGGTCTATCACGGAGAATCAGTATGAGTAACAAAGACATCACACAACAAGAATTGGAGACGATTCAAGAGCAGGCTGATGATCTGCTTGCGATCTGTCGAAACTCGTTTGATGTTCTCGGCAATGACGATCGCTTGCCGATTGCAGAGCTTAAAGACCTTGGGTTTCGTTTGGGACAGTTCGCGTGGGAGCACCCATACGCGGAAGAGCGTGACATCGCCCTTTGTGCTCTGGGTCAAATCAGCGATTTGATTTTGCGATGCGAGAACATTGTTCTGCGGGCGATTGGATCGCCGAAGAATCCCAACACGATCGCGGGGACCATCGCGCGAATCAAGACCAGGGACATCGTTGAATCGGGGGGGCCCAGCTCATGAGTCATTTTTTCACAAAAAACCCGGTTCCGTTTCAACGGCTACAGCTGGTTCAAATACCCGAAGAAACCGAGACTCATGTTCCAGTCGGGCACGATTGGGTTGCGCTTCAGAGTAAAGAGATCGGCTGCGCCTATCTGGGCGACTACAAGGAATCCCAGTACGGACTGTCAAAAGACGGAATGCAGATGTTCGGCATTCATCGCTTCTCGGTTCAACATGCCCTCAAGGGCGAGGTTGAGGTGGCGTTAGGTTTTCGCAATTCCTACAACAAAACGCTTTCCATCGGAATCGTTGGCGGGCTCTGTGTTCTTGTCTGCGATAATCTGATGCTGACTGGCGAGGTAAAGAGGACACGAAGGCACACTGGGTCTGGAGTGTGGCAAACCGCTCTCAACAACATGGAGTTTGTTGCCAGAAGCCTCGCCGCAGATCAAACGGTCGGCTTTATCGGGTTCGTTGAAGAGATGAAGTCGATCCAGCTGTCAGATCGTGAAGCGTTTCAGTTTCTCGGGCTCGCTCGAGGCGAGAAGGTTCTTCGGTCGACTCAAGAAACCAACGCTTTCAAAGAATGGGGAAAGCCGAGACATCAATGTTGGGAAGACCGAACCGCGTGGAGTCTTTACAACGCATGCACGGAGGCCCTGAAGAGCTGCGGAATTCAAGAAATCACAGATCGATATCTTGCTCTGAACAGCTTGGCGATGTCAGAGTGGGCCCCACAGTTCAACGGCCAGGTCACGCCGGTTTCTGGCGCCGATGATACTGTGGCTGCGATCATCGGAGATGTCAGCTCAGATCGATCTGAACGTTTCCGCTCGATTTCTGTTGAAATGGACTAAAACCAAGGTGGTTTTAAGGGGCCTTCGGGCCCCTTTTTTTATGGGGCGCCCCCTCAAGCAACAGATCAACACAACCAAGAGGCAAAAGAGGGCGCCCCGATCGCCGGAGCGACAAGCTCGATCAGCGTAGCATCAGCGTGCGACCCAAATCAAGGACCCCGCCGTAACCGCGCCAAGCGTAAACCACAGAATCTTGTTGTCGTACCAGGGGGATTCGATCCCAGCTGATTCTCGCGTTAGCTTTTCGAGCTCGATGAGCTGCGCTTTGTAGCTGGCTTCCTTCGCCTTCCATGCCGATTCGTTTCTCAACGACAGCATCGAGCAGAGCTCATGCTTCGTTTTGTACATCGGCAAATCGACGTCCATGCAGTTCACGCACTGAAAGGCCCAGCTCTGCGGGAAAACAACGCCGGCGCATCTCGCGGTGTCGCCCACTCGAATCGGCGCCGAACTGCCACACTCTTGCGCTTGCGTATCGTTCGTGATCGCAATTAGCATCAAAGACAATAGCAACACGGCGAGCAAAATCACGAGTAGCTTGATGAACCTATCGATCATTGGTGCTTCCCAAAAACGCGGTTCGCGAGCGCAGCTGTGCCCTCAAGAGTCCGCGATTCCTCGACGTTTTTCTTTTTTCGCGCCTGGAGCATCGTCATCTTCAGAGCTGATCGCTTGTTGATCGCGGCAATTTCCGCAGCTCTCTTGTTTTCGAACTTCGCGCGGGACCGTTGATAAGACAGTCGAAGATCTCGAATCTGTTTCTCGATTAGAAGCCGTTTTTGCGCGACTCGCATCGAGCGAAAAAGGTTCCAGGAAAGAAGCGCCAAGAGAATAATCGCGCCGATCAGCCAGCCGATAACTGGTATTCGGGCGATTCTCATTTCTTCTTTTTTTTCTTCGGTTTCGGCAGCCATCCCATTTTTCGCATCGTCCCGTAGACATATGCATCTGAGGCTTTCTTGCCCAGCTTTTTTCGCTTGGCGGATCTTTTCAAGGCATCCTCAACTGATTTCGGCATCACTTACCCCTGATTCTCGCTTTGAGCTGTTGCACGATTATCGTCGCCAAGGCGCCGCCGCAGCCGCCAATGATGAGCCCCCAATATTTGACCCCATCGGCTCCCATCGGGTCAAAAAGCAGCCACCCCGCCAAAGCTCCCACGCCGATGCTTAGTCCGCGCAAAGAAGCCGAGAGCCACCAAGGGCTTCCCTTTTTCTTTTTGGACGATCTATAGCCCTTTACGCCCGTCTTAACGACTTGCACAATTCCCCATGCCACCACTGCGGCGAGAACTGCGATCAAAGCGATGTTGTGAACTGATGGGACCGAATGCCCCTGGTCTGGCTCGGGGGAGGCTATTTCTTGAGGCACAGTGACCTCAATAGTCTGACCAGGGACATTCGATGTTTTCGTGATTGTTACGTTAGCCATTTTTGACCTCCAGAGCTGCAACCCGTTCGCGCATACTGTTAATCTCTTGCCACATTTCGGCTCGTGCTTTTCGAGCTGCTTTCAGCTCATCATGAATGGCACTCATTCGAACTTCGATGACTTTCAGATTCGCGCAGATTTCAGCGTTTATGCGAGCTGTGTCGCCCGCGATTTTTTGTATTCGTGTTCCCAGGTGCCATACAGCTGGGATGATGCAGCTGAACACGGCGACCGCCAAAGAAACAAAGTCTGTTAATTGATCAAGCTCCATCGTCCAGCTCCCAAAGGGCAGCCCAAACGTCGGGCATTAAGGGGAATTTGCGTTTTGATACCAGGTGAAACTCGATCGATCTTGAAGCGCAAAACCCGGCAATTGCGTTCCTGGTCTTCGGTCCCCAAACACCATCAAGACCGCCGGGGTTGAAGTCTGCTTTTTTGACCAACCGTTGAGCCTCGAAAACACAGCACTTCGAGCTTAGTTGAATGTGAGGCCCATCGAAAAACTTCGGCAGCTTCCACCGGTCTAACTTCTCTGCTTCCTTCCAGCTGCCACCCCAAATCAGTCTTGCGTCCTTCAGCCAGTAGGCGTCCGGAAAGCTCTGCGCTTCATAACCCCACCTGCGATATTCACTTGTAATTTCAGCCGATGAAAACCTGTCATTGGGAGACAAAATCAGCTGTGCCGAAACCGGCGGCTTCGTTTGCCAGAAGCCGAACTCCGGTTGATCTTTCGGCGCAACCTGGTAAATCCAAACGTCAATCGCCAGAGACGGATTGAAAAGATGCATGCTCGGGACCTTTCTGGGGTCAAGCTTTGATGTCCCTTTCAAAAAGGCGTTGAGCTGCTCCGATAACCCTCGCGTCGATTGACGAACCCGCAGAGCTCGATCCCGATTCTTTTCGGCATACGCTTTTGCGGCTGCTTGAAAGCGTGCCCGCAAAATTGGGTGGGCGTCATCAAGAATTGGCAATTAGGTCAGCCATTTGACGGCGGTTTTGGCGCTGCCGAAATGAACGGTTCCCGTAAATGCGCCATCGAAGATCACAACAAACCCGACTGACCCGAAGGTCTCAAAGGGAAAACAGAAGCTCTGGTTATCGCCGGTAAACTCTACGGTTGCTCCCGTATACCCGTTTGCGCCCATCACCGTGTATTGTGCCCCGCCCGCCGCAGCTGGATAAAGCCGAATTGTCGCCTTGATGCTGCCCAGGTCGCTGAACGAAATTTGGTGATCCATGTAGTCATAGGTAGACCAAGGGATGTTTGCCTTGCTCGCGCCAAGCGCCAGGTTTGTTACTGCGGAAACCGCCACCGATTTTCTTTGTGCCATTGTTCAACTCCTCGGGTTTTGCTTGATGGTAGCAGAGCGATCGGAATTTGTCTGGGCTATGTCAGGCGATAACGTGAATCGGCACAATCGTGCAACCGTAGATTTTCAGATCCGAAGTGCTTATGATTTTAATAACACAGGTGTCCCAGACCCAACCGGCTCCCGAGCTCACCGTCAAAACCCTTCCCTCGGCAGCTGTGGCCCCTGGAACAGTGTTCGATATCGCGAAAGGCAACGCCTTCTCTGGACCATCGTTATCGGTGCCCGTATCGATGTCGTCAATGATGCTCCCGGTTGAGTCGATCGCCGACCCAGCCTCATCCTCAACGGTTACCGTGATTCGGCCATTTCCAGCCGCAAAGACGACAAGCCCACACTTCGTGATCATCGGGGGCACGTTGTAATGACAATGGGCATAGTCGTTGGAGGCTCCACCCAAATAATACCAAACAGGGGCCCCATAGAAGCCGGTCGCCAAGCTGTGCTGTTTTTGGTCGATCTCCGCAAGCAGCTGATAGGACGCGATTGTTCCGTTGTCGATTTCAGGTTGAGTGAGCTGATCAAGCGGCATGTTGATCGGTTTTTTGTTGATGCTCATTCAGCTCTCCGAAAAAACAAGGTGCCAAGGCCCGCAGGCGAAGACCCACTTACCCTGCGAAGCTCCACCCGAAATGGCTCATAAAGCCCATGCGAAGAAGAGCCCGCGAGCTCGAATGTGCTATCCACCCAACCGGGGCCAGTCAAGGTGATGACCTGGTTGGCGATCGTGACTCGAGTTTCCGGAACCACTGTTCCTGGGCCCTGAAAAACACTAACCGTGTAATTTCTTGTGATGGTGTCGGGAACACAGATCTGCCCACAATAAGCCGTGGCGAAAGAAGCACTTGTGCTTTGAAAGTCCGCTCGCGGCGCAATCGCGTTATCCATGACCGTCCCGAGCGTAAGAAATCGATCTTTGGCGATTCTGATCGGGCCATCTCCCACCCGCTGAACGTATTCCGTCGCGATCGGGGCGCCCGTCGGAGACTCTGCGGTTGAGCTGAAGGACACAAAATCGCTTGCAAGTGTTCCCGACCCGGGAGCTGCGCCAACGATATAGGCGTTCAGCGCATAGAGCTGCACAGAATGCGATGCATTGCTTGTCTTCAGAAACACATAAACCACGCGGTTCGTTGAGGAAGTGGTTAACGTGACATCGACCGTAACCCATTCCGCGGTGGTCGATGTGGTTGTCGCCGTGGCTGTGTCGGTTCCGTCCACCTGCACCAAGATCGTGCCAGTCGCCGCGGCGTTCGCCACATTCATCCTGGCCTTCACTCGAAGCTTGTTATTGTCTAAATTCTTGTAAAGCAGAAATGAAAGACTCGGTGTCGCCGGATAGGAAGTGGCGGTCGTACTCATGGAGGTGAAATATCCCGATCCCGCTAGATGACAAACCGTGTCTTCATACAGCTCGTTATGATTTAGTGCGGGCTTTCCCCATGTGTTCGCAAAGACACCGGGCTTCAAGTTGTTGTAGGAAATCGGGTCATAGGGCATTTATCCGCTCCATTTGTAATCCGTATTCTTGAAGAAAAAATCGTCCTGAACGGCCGTGGCAGCTGATACGTTCGGGAAGGTTATTCTCGTGTTAGCCCCAACGAAAGCCGATGGCGATGTCGTAAAGCTGATGTCATCGCCGCTGACAGCATCGATCACAAGCGTTTCGATTTCGGTGGGCTCACCCAAATTATACAAAATTACAGAATCGCCATCTGTGAACCATTCCACCCCGCTGGTCATCGTAACTGTTCCGCCCGACTCGCTCGCGACCACGCCAACCGGACAAAGCAAACCAGCCTGGGCTCCAGGCCCATCGAGAAGAACCGTCAAGCTCTGCTCATTGGTAACCAAATCACGAGACCAACCAACCACGCGGCCCGAGACAGAGCTGGGCCCCGTAGTTCCGTTTTCCCAGTCATAAATCCCTGGATGAGAGATAGCCAAAACAACGGGGTCGCCAGCTTGAACGTTGACCCAAGGGCCAACGCCGATCGTGATGGCATATTGACCGGACCCCAAATAAATAAAATCTCGACCCACTTGGATCGCCGTATCAGAGCTCATGCCGGGACATTTCAACGTCATGGGATGAGATCCTTGCTCCTGAACAGCCATCGAATCGCGAACTGTGATCTTGGCGCCTTCGTTCAACATGCAGCCAGTATCGACGATCACCGGGTTTGGCGGCTCAACAACCTCGGCTTGTTCCAGGGCGCCTAACAGAACATCAGCTGCCGTTATGGTTTCCACTTCGTTTTGCAGAGCTGAAAACTTCGCCAGCTTCGTGTTGACCATTGTCAGCTTAATCAAGCCCGAGCTGTTGTTTCTGCGATCAATAAAGCAATTGCTACTTGCCGCGATCCAGCCGCCGATGATTTCCGACGCCGCCGCCTTCGAGGTCTGAACCATGTCCGCGCCAAAGTTGGCGAATTTCAGTTCGGCGATCGTGTCTAGGTCCATCAAAGTCTCTGGAATCCCCAGACCGAAACCAAGCGGAAGCGTGTCATAGGTGCCTCGCGAGGAAGTGGTGCCGCTGCTCTCGAGAATCGTTAGCATGTTTTTTTGAACAGTTAGAACATCTCCAACGGCTGCCTCGAGCGTCCATCCCTCCTTGATGATATCGACTCGTGGCGAAACGCCCACACCTCGAGCTGATAGTCTAATGGCGATCTTCGATGTGAACGTGTCAGCATCGACCACCGAATCCCAGCGAACAATTTCGGAGTTGTCGCCCTCACTCAAAACTCCAATGCCAGGAACGATCACGTCAAAATCTTGTGCCCCTTCACCAGCCAGCTTTTGAACAATCAAATACGGGAAATCATTTTTTGCATCGAGCTTTTCTTTGAATGGCACATTAACATAGGTTCCACGCCAGCTTTCATCCCACAGCTGGAGAGAACACGGCTGCAAAAAATAGGGGCCTTGAGCTGGCGAAACGCTGAAAAGGATTTGGGTTATCGTGACAGCTCCCCCCGAATCAGTAAAAAACAACCGGCCCCCGACGGCGCTCATGGGGTCGAAAAGATAATCAATGCCTTCGAATCGAAACTCCGGTAGGTCCGCCTGGACGGCCGACCGGATATCTTCTCCCAGTAATTGCAGATAAAGCGTGGGATCTATGAAATAGTTTTGCTGGGTCTGCGCCACCGAGGCTTTATAGGGGGAAATCGCCGAGCCAGCCGAAGATCCCGTGAAGGTGATCTCCAGCTCAACGGTCCCCGTCCCGTCATCATAGAAGCCTGGAAAGGGTGTGCCTGCCGGGTTCGTGGATGAAAACGGAAAATGAAGTCGATCGTCTTCCCACTTGACGCTATAGCCGATATCGTTTGCCAACAGCCGACACATCGGCAGACACTCAATACCCATCCCGATCGGGCCGGGTTTGGGTGGCTTGTCGATATATCCTCGCCAGATCTCTCGGGTGTAATCGCCGGTTCCAAATTGGCTATCGAGCACCCGACCGGAGCGATCGACGATCGATTCATAAAGAGTTACGAACCGCCCTCGCCAAATTAGGGGGCGAGCTTGAATCCATCGACTTTGAGAAACAGAGCTCAGCTCATGCTTGTAAGTGTAGCCGACCACACCACGAGTGCATCCGGTGAAGGCTGTTCCCGATACGCCAGTGTAGGTGATGTATTCGCGCCCGAAATAGATTGCGCCGCTTGCGTCAAAGCCGGTTGTGTCGGCGCTGATGGTCGTAGCTGTGGCAGTTGCATCAGCTGTCATCTCCGTTTGAAGCGTGGCCCGAGCGAAAATGGCATCCAAAAGCCCGGCTTCTTCCAGGTCTTTATAGGCAAGCGTGAAATTCACAGCTGCGCCGCGCCCGATTCCAGATGCGCGATCTGTCTCCATCGAAATGCGCGAGCTGTTATCGATTATCAGGCCCTTCGTGGTCGTTCTGCCGGCGGCTGCGGTTGCGATTGCATCGTCATCCACGCGAAGCGGCGTTTGCTCGGTGAAGGTGTACGGAATGCCTTCGATCATCAGATAATAGATCGAGGAATAGCCACGCTTGAATGCAAGGTTTAATGGTGTGGCCATCAGATTGCTCCCGCCAGGACAATAGACAGTTCCGCGTATTCTGCGGTTGGCCCGAGCCATTTGATGTCTTGAATTCCAAGAACGTGGCCCACCAGCTGGCCGTCAGGATCAGAGTCCGAAATAGGCGAAGACTCCCCCGCGTAAATCGTGATTTTCCCAGTAGATGCCCATCCGCCATCGAACGCGGCCAGGCTGTCCTTGTGCATGGTAAGCGTACACCGAAAGATTCGGTTGCCCCCAAAACGATATCCGTATCCTCGGCGGTGTCGAAAGATTTGCAGCTCTTGATCAGCTGCGATTTCAATTTCTTCCCAAACCGCGCCGATCAACCAAACCATCCCAGGCGGAACAACCCGCGAGCTCAAGCTGGTAAACGTTTCGATCACCGTGGGCTCTCGGTCAAACCCACAAATGTATCCCGTTTGATCGGCCCATTCACAGGCGACCGACGATCCCAAAGTCAGAGTACAAAGCCCCGTCGAAGTGGAAAAAGCGATAGCATGCCCGCCCGCTCCGATAGCCGTGTTCAAAAGACCGATCCACGCATCAGCTTGAACGTAATTTTCTGCCGCCGTGTAATCGACGCCATCAATTGTCATTTTTCTGGCACCTGGTAAACCAGTGTCTATCCAGGCGTAAACGAAGCCGTTGGGAGCTGATGCCGTAATCGTCATGATGCGACACCCGCCAAGCCGACCTTCAACATCGCATAATCAGCTAAAATCCCCGGCTTGGTCATTATCGCGCTTTCAACGATGTATCGCCCGAAGCCTCGACCGCCCATCCAAAAATCCATCGTGAACAGCTCGGTCGAATCCATCAGCGATTCGTGCAAATTGTAATTGTTAACCCACGTATCCAAAATCTCCAAATCTCCCTTTCCGCTTCCCCAAATCAAAGGAGTTGCTCCGCTGCCATCAGCTGCGGACACGCCATCTTCCTTCGCTCGATCGTGACCAGTAAAATTGATGGCGAGAGGATAGAAGCCATACTGATGAGGCCCAGTGCCGGTGACTGTTGTTCCAGTTGCCGATGTCGCTAGGGTGCATCGCGATTTTGTCGAAAGCGAACTCGCCAAAGTGAAGCTCACCGAATGCTGAATAGTCAGAATCCCCGATGTATCGACCCAGCCGTTCCAAACGCCACCGTGAACCAAGCGACACTCTTTCAAAAGCGCCAACCAAACGGATGCTGGAGAATCCACATCGGGCGTAACTGTCGCCACAGCTGCGCCAATAGTGACCGAAACAACGCCGGTCCAACCTGAGCTGACCTTGGCAAATCCTGGTATGGAGTCAGGTAATGGCATCAGAATGCGCTCGCCATTTGGCCCGTTTTGCTGATGGACCCGTTCGCTGCCGCAATCGCCCGAGCGATGCTTTGTTGCCCACCCATCACGATTCCGGAGTTGTAATTAACCACAACCTGCGCCTGACCGCCAGCCCCACCGGCTTCTCTCATTCTCTTGTCCTGTTCTCGTTGAGCCTTTTCTCCAGCTGCGCCGCCTGCCGATTTCCCGCCGCCACCGATAACACCGCCGGCGACCAAGCCGAACATCGCGGCAGCGGCAAAGTGTGAAGCCATTGCGGCTGCATTGGGGAAGGACGCGAAGGCTTGAGCTGTTTCCATTAAGGCCAAAACAGCCGCCTTTTCTTGCTCGCCTTCAATGAATGACGCCACCCCAGTCCCGATCATCCCGATCCCTTGTTCCACGGCAGCTGATTCTTTCATGGTTCCGTCGGTGACCTGGCCGATCATGCCTGCGAGGTTTCCCGTCATGGTCATGAGCTGCGAGGTTTGTTGGCTGAACTGACCCATAGCACTGGCCGATGCCGATAGAGCTGAGGCAAGATCGAAATACTTTTGCGCTTCGTTCTGACGCTTTTCATCCAAAACGACCTGCTTGCCAGCGATATCCAACAGCTCTAACTCGGTCTTAATCTGCTCCTGTTTTGCCTTGTTGGTTTCTGCGGCGAGCTGTAGCCGAAGCGCATCTCCCTTGAGCTTGAATCCGATCAGCTTTTTCTCGAGCTCGCTTTCCGTCAGCATCTGTTGAATTTTGAGCTTCCGAATTCCCTTTTCTTTTTCGGTGTCGACCACTTCTTGCGCTTTGACGCCTGCGGCTCCGGTAGACTCCGCAACACTCACAGCTTCGGTTTTTGCCTCGGCTGCGATCTGGCCCATTTCATAATTCAGCGTGTAGCGTTGTTGTTCAATTCCCAGGAGCTTGATCTGTCCCTTGATTGTTTCTCGGTTCGCCTTGTTCTTGGTCTCCTCGAGCTTTTGCTCCAGTTCGATTCTACTGATTTTGAACTGAAACAGTTTCGCTTCATGCTTATCGACCATTGTTGCCAGTTGGATTTTTGCTTCCGCCAACCATTTAGCAAGCTGGATTTGTTTCTTTGTCGCCCCCTTTGGGCCTTTTTCATTTTTTGCGAATTCACCCGTTCCAGCCATGAAGCGGTCGAGCATCTGATTCAACCCGTCCATCGTCTTTCCGACTTCGAACAATTGAAACAGAAACCCTTCGGCTCCTGCGGTTGCTTGCTCCCAGGCTTCTTGCTCCCATTTCGCGTGTTGCTTTATTGTCTGAACCAGATATCGCTCCTGATCGATTGCGTCCTGTATCAGAATTTTGGCTTTTTGCTTAAAACTAAGGAATTTCGGATATTCTTCCTGGAGTTGCCGCAAAAGAACAACCTCTCTCTCAAACTCGCGGTTCAAATGGAATTGTTGCGCTGTCACATCTTTGGCGCTTAGTTCGTAGGCTTTAATATCCTCATTCATTCGCTTCACTTGGTCGGCAAGTTCCTTCGCCCAATCACCACCACCAAGACCAATGAAGTCGAACGCATAGGAAACTCCGGTCACCCGGGCCAGCTCACTTCCGGCATCTGCGACGAAACCGACAACGTTGCCCACTTCATCCATCACGTAGCCGCCGAATTCGATCACATCGCTCGCGATCTCCTTGACCTTCATAATGGCGCTAACCGCAACCTCAACGACGGCGGCGATTTTATCGATCGCCACCGCCACAACATCCGCGATCGTTCCAAGGAGGTCGATTAGAACTGTAAACGCTGGAATCATCTTTAGTGTGATTCGCTTCAGCTTCATCATCACATCCGCCAGCTTCGCGTTCATTTGCATGGACGCCCGGGTTGCAGCTGGGATTTCTGCGTTTTGGCTGTTGAGCTGTCTTTGCGCCTCGCCAACCACAGCCAGCTTTTTCTCTTCTTCGGTTAACTCTTTGGTCGTTTTCCCAATGGATGCCGCATAGTTAGAGTAGACTTCGGTGGCGTTATAGGTGATTCCGAGGTTATCCAGGATCATCTTAGAATTTCGAGCCAAACCAGTTGCGAGGCTATCCATAGCGTGTTCGGTGGAGATCCCCATCCTGGCAGAGCTGGCCGTGACAGCCTTCAACAACTGCGGAGTGAGCTTCAACGGAACACCCATCGCTTTCAGCTTTGCCTCAGCCGATGCAAGTGACTCGAGAGAAAACAGATGTTCCGATGCTGCTTGCAGCTCACGAAGCCGGGTCTCGGTCGCTTTTATGTCTGGACCGAGAGATGCAAGCTTGCCCTCGAATGCCGCCGCATCGTCGATCGCGCTTTTCATCACCTTCAGAGCTGCTACCGCCGCCAGACCCATCATGGCGTTTTTCATCGTCGCCATTTTCTGAGTTGTTTTATTGAATCGCCTGCCTAGCCTTTTGAGCTTGAGACCGACGTTCTTGAAGCTTGTCTGAAGCCTGCCGGATACAGATTGCGCTTTTTCGGAGGCTCTGACCTGGGCTCGCAGCTGGTCGGTCAGGTCCTCCATCTCCTTGGTCACCTTTTTGACCACGGCAGAAGCCTCATCGATGGCTTTCAGTCTAATATCCAGTTGTTGCTCTGCCATCACTTAGACCTTTTCATTTCGTTCGCGAGCTTCTGATTCCGGATTTCTTTCAGTGCTCCAAGCAAGTCTACCACCCAAGCGGCATATTCGTCAGGCCAACCAGAAATAGATCCCATCTCCATCTGATTCTCGAGGGTCAGAACGAACATCAGGCTGAAATCGTCCATTGCCACTCGAATCGGGCAGCTGGAGAATTCGCGCCGCAAATAGGTTCCCGCCTTGCTATCGCAAACCGATCGATCGCCGGAGCAACCACTTGTGTCGCCGCTCGCGCATTCCAGGCCGTGAATCTTGGAGAGCAGGTCCCTCCAAACAATCACCCTTATTTTTTGCCGCCTAAAGGGTCCGTCTTTACACTGCTTTGGTCGGAAATCCATGCGGCCAAAAGCATAACCACTTCAGGATTGCACGATAGAAGCAGATCTGTGATTTGCTCATGGCTCTCGTAAACCTTCGGCTTTCCGTCCTCGGTCCAGCTCTCCACTTTGCAAATCGCCTTCTCGGCAGCTGTAAAAAGCGCCTGGGTTTGCGACAGAGATGCGGCTTCCGCCATCTGCATGCGCTCCCGAGAATTCAAAAGCCGCACGGTAAACACGGTGGGCTTTTCTTCTCCAGTCAGCTCAGCTTCGGATAGCAATAGAACCTTGCCATCCTTTTTGTCTTTTTTCGAAGCCTTGACCGAGCTGTCATTCGAAAACACAACTCGAGCCCGCTCCTTAAGCGAGATCATTTTTAGCATAGGCGCCTCCCAACCGGGAGAATGCCTAATTATCGCGCATTTTGCAAGTTACAACCACGCAACTCGAAACGCCTTGTTTCCCGCTTCATCCGACGCCGCATCGCTTGTGTACTTCGCTGTCACGATCGCGTTGTTGGTGGCGATCACTCCATCGTTGTCTCCGATCGTTTCCATTTCAGAAACAACGGCATTCGGCACCAAAATCGAAAAGCTTTGACCTGGCGATGACGCTAGATCCAGCTGAATCGCACCAAGAACCTGGCCGGGTGATTTCAGACTGAAATTGTTGTCGGTCGGCAGTAGAAGCGTTCCAGTTACCACGCGGTTGGTGGAGACAAACTCGGCGAGACCTTGGCTTTTCGAGAGCTGTGGGATCTCGGCGACCGAGTTTTCGATCGTGAATTCTCCGCTGAACGCGGGGGTTCCACCGGCAGCTGTAATAAACCTGGCCCCATTCACGCCAAGAAGTGGGTTGAGCTGGGTATAGCTGTAGGTGAAAGAATCAGTCAAACCAGATCCCGTGATATCCCAACCGCCAGCTGAAACCTCGCAGCTCAGCTTGGGTTGTTCCTTCGGGTTGATCGTAATCGTGGCTGATGTGACAACACAATCAAAAAGCCGAATTGTTGCGCCGTTCCCGGTGGCTCCGGCTACGCTTGGGCCTTGATAGAAGATCGTCAAGGGGCTGACTGGCGCTTTGGTCAAATATGCCGTTGCACTTCCCCAGGTTGTCGATCCCGTGGGATCGTTCGACAAGCTCTTGACCATCGTGATGTCGGTCCCGGTCGCGTTTTGAACCCAACCAGCGGAGTAGACCGAAGATCCCAAGTCATAGAGCTGGGCGTTTCCGATCCAGCCTGCGCTTAGAGATGAATTCGTGGGCGTTTCCGCAGTTCCGCCGGTTGCATCGGTGGAATAACCGGTAGCAACAAGACCGCCGAGAGCTGACTTCAATAAAAGCATTTCGGGGTTTACGGTGATCAACGGATCTGCCGCCGGGGTGCTTCCCGAAGTGTTCCACCCGTGAAGAACCATCGACAGAGAAAACGTTGCTCGCTTCGCGCCACCGACAACCGTATCCGCGTGAAAGTTGCCTTTCATGGACTCTTGTACCAACGCTTCCTGTTCCGTGGTGGGATAAGTGAGTTCGCATTCCACGGTGCCCGTATCAGCGATCGGCACGCTTTCAGCGGTTCCCCAGGCTGATTGACTTACGACGGCGACCCGACCGATTCTTGATTCCATGTAATTGCCAGCCATTTCAAACTCCCGCAGTTAATCTGTATGTGGTGGTTAAGGAAATACTACCAACGATTTGCCCATCTGTCAGAGTTAGATCAGCTGGGCCAACCATGATCAGTTGAATTTCGAGGCTATCGCGAGCGAGCGCCTCCAACTTTTGACTGATTCGTTCGGTGTCTAACATGATTCGATCTTGAATCCCTGGCACATCGGTATAGAAGACATTCAGAGTCCAGGCGCATTCGTAAAGGTCGTTCACGAATATTCGCTTTGCTCGCAGTGGCGGATCGACCACATCAACCGTGAAAACACGATCTCGGGCCATTGCAACCTCTCGCAAACCCGGCTCCAGGTATTTGAAAACATCCGTTGATGATGCCTTCGAATCTACCGCCGTGGCTTCTACGGCTGCAACAATGGCATCTCTGACTTCATCAGCTCTCATTGCCTTACAGCTCTAACGGTGAACGGCTTTCGAACTTCGTCCAGTTCCACCGAATTGTCATCGTTTTCGTCGATCCACATCAAGCCGCGAACCGTTTCCGCGATTGCCTGGGTCAGTCCGCGGTGGGTTTGATCGATGTACAGGTTCAGATCGTCCGTTCCCTGAAACAGCCCATCCAACGCGAGCTCGAGGCGAAGAGCATAAAGCCCAGCTGAGATTTGAAAAGCTTCTGGGTCGCCCATTAGATCGGGATAGGCCCCGACATTTCGAACCATCAGCTTGACCTTGTTCGATGCTCTTTTCGCGATTTGCTCGAAATAGCCAGCATCTCGACCAACCGACCAGCTGGGAAAGTTCGCCGTGATGTAGCGTTTCGCCTGATAGGCGGGCATCGCCGGGGCAAATTGACATCTCACAACATGAACGCACTGTCGAAGCTTTTCTGATGTGCTCCCGTCCGCATAAGTAAGCAGCCATAAGGCGCTGTAATTTCTGCCGCGATCTTGAGTGTTGGCAGCTGTCAAAGCGTAGGAAATCTCAAGCGGATAGATGTTGTCGCCGGTTTCAAGCGTTCCAGGTGGCGGCTCCACGAGAGTGATGGTTGTGCCATCAACCTCGGAAATACAGAGCCGAGAGCCCTTCGAGTCTGCGCTGTCCATCCAAACCACATCGCCTGGGTTTAGGTTTGAGGCATCATAGACCACAAAAACGGTCTGCGATGTCACCGAGCTGATGTTGGCAACCCAGCTCGCCACCGTTGCAGACCCCGATGCCACGGGGTTATCGCCGTCGGTTGGTTTGTAAAACTGAACGCTCGCCGCAGTCACTCTTTTTGGGGGCAGGAATTTCAGAGATACCGCAGTGTCTTCCAAGAGATCGACAGCCATTTTTTACCTCCAAAAAAAAAGGGGGGATTTCTCCCCCCTCTCACCTATCACGGAAAGGACTTTCTTAAACGCTCGAGCCCACCACCCCATCTGGTTGGGGGCCCAAGCCGGTTGCCAGGGCAAAATCGACGGCGATTTTCAGCTGGCGATTATCCTGGTCTTCTCGAATGGTGTACATTGGGGCCGAACGCTCCCAGAGCTGATACGGCGATTCCTCGGTAACACCAGTGCAAAGAAACCAATCGTCGGTGTCGGAGAGAAGCGGAGACACAACCAGAGATATTCGCCTTCCAGCGAACATGTTGATCTGATTGTCGGCGCCACTAAGCGATGATCCCAGAACTTCAATCGCCGTTTCTTCAAGGGCGGGGGGAACAATCAACACAAGCGGAAGATCCGCGAAATTGGTAAACTGACCCTGGAAATTTGGGAAAAGTCGCATGGCGGATAATGCAGCCGCGAGAGCCGACCGATCCAACGCGGTACTTAGGGCGTTCCCGCCAACACTTCGAACCGAGCCACTTTCAATCTTGTGATTGGCAGAGCACAAATTCTCACCGTCCACAATGGTTGTGGTGAACGATGCCGCCACGCTGGCGAATGCCAGCTGTTGGTACTTGTAGCCAACCGCCTGACCGAGTTTCCGACTCGTTTTCTCAACGATTCCGGGGACATCCATAATGTCATATTTTGGCAGCTTCACGTTCACGCCGTACCCTTGATAGGAAAGCGACAATCCGTTCGTGCCAGGACTGCTAATCGACGCCGGTGTAATGTCTGCCGAACCGTCCCAGTCTGGGATGTTGCCGATGCCGGTTAGGGCCGCTATTTGCAACTTCCCGGCATTTTCTTGATGGTAGTTCGTAAAGAGCCGATAATCGTCATTTATGAGGTTAATTCCCTCAAAAAAAGACCTGACGGCCGTGGTTTTGACATTTGTGGTGGCGAGATCGGCCATTTTTGTTTCTCCTTGAGGGTTCAGAGACTAGGCTACCGCAAAACTTTCGCTTTGTCAGACCTAGCGGGTTCGATGATCGATTTCGAGCTCACCTTCGATTCGCGAGAGGTGTCCACCGAAATCTTTTTTCATCAACTTGAACCGTTGAGCAATCTTTCTTTTGCGATCTTGTAGGCGCCACTCTCGAATCTCGGGAGGGCAGCACAAATACAATCTGTTCTCGCCATCTGACTCGAAGCCCATGCATCGAACCATCGCCGCCACTTCTTCACACTTAAAATATCCCTGTGACAGCATGAGAGCTGACACCTCTCGATGATATGGCACGGACTTATTGAATCGAACAAAGTGCCAGTCCTTCATCGACTCGGGCACGTTAACCCAATGCCCAACACCGTGCTGCTCGCCAGTCTCAAACGCCTGGATGTGCTTATTCAGCTTCGCGACAGCTTTAGCCCGAAGCTCTTTGGTGTCCGGTGTTTTTCCAGCTGCGGTTTTCGTAGCCATTATTTCCCTGCCAATCTCTGGAGTGTTCGAATCATCAGATCTTTGCCAAACGTGCCATGCTCCGATCCCTTAAAGTCTGCGGCGATCGACTCGATGTCGATCTCGCTCGCCTCTTGTTTCACAAAAAGACGTTCGTTCGCTTCTTGATTGCGCCATTCATCGATCACAACCTTCCCCTCGGGGGTTTCCACATCTACATCGGGCGACAGCTGCAAAATATGTTCGTCGCTCATAATCTCGGTGTTTATCCCGAGGCGCTTCAAATAAACGAGTCGCTCCTTTTTCAGAGCTCGATCCACCAGCTCTGCATAGCGGTCTTGCGACAGCTCACGCTTTGCCGGTGGGCTTTCTTCTGGCTTCGTCTTTTGAATCGGAGGCTCCGCCTTCATCTCGGGCGGCGCCTGTGGAATGGGCGGCGGTTTCACATCCGACACAACATCTGGCGCGACAACTGGTTCCACCAATGCTGGCGCAGCTGTAGAATCCGATGCAAACTTGAGAACGGCTTGATCGGTTTGCACTATGTTCGATGTGTCGTTTGTCGCTTCCGCCACTGAGGCGGATTCTGTTTCACTCAATTTGATGCCTCATATTTTCGATTCGCCGCACCATCGGCAACGACTTCGCAAATTTCTCCCTGGTCGGATATTACTCGGAATTCGAAGTTCTTGACAAGCTTTGCCGCTTCGGTTTTTGGAACTCGCATCTTTCGAACGGTCGCGCCGTATGCCCTGGTTGGGTTCGCGGGGAACGGTTCTTCCTTCTTTGGAGCTGCTTTTTTCTTGGTGGTTTTTTTCTCTTTTCCGCTCATTTGAGCCTCCTATGAAAGTTGGGGGTCTGATGTGCCGGTGCCTTGCCCAGCCTTTGCCATAATTTTCTTTATCTGCCGATCGAAGCTTTTTTTCTTTTTCTGTAGCTTCACATCGAGCTGCTTAATTTTGAAACCGCGTCTTTGTGCATTCAAATCTTCCAAGACCGCAGAGCCAACGAATTCGCTCATTAAATCCAAATACAATTTCGCCTCCTTGTTGTTGAAGGCGAGCAAATCCTGTCCTTCGCGCTTCGCGCTTCCCTTTGCCTTTGCTCGGTTCTGCATCTTCTGAAGAGACGGCGATTTAACACCTAAATCATCTTTTTCTTTCTGCTTCGTTAAAAACGCTCGGGTGACCTTCATTCGTGGCGAAGATCCCGCGAAATGCACCCGAATCCAACCGGGAGCCATCGCTTTTGCCTGAAGCCCCTTCCACATCCCGCCAGAGGCAAAGAAGTTCTTGAAGGGTGGCAACTTGCGCGACAGCTGATAATCGTATCGGCTGGCGTACCAGGCGTATGGGTTTCTCGCCTTATGAGCTCGAGCCAGCCGCCCTTTGCGTGGCTGAGGATACCAAGGTGGCACTGCGATTTTGCTGGTCTTGTTGTATTGCGAAAACTTCCCGCCACTCGCGTTGATGCCTTTAGTCATCACCCGATGCTTGATCGCCATCGTAACTGTGGTGGCTACCTTCATCAGCTGCGCCGTGCTTTTCAGCATATCTTCGTTCCACAGCTTCAGGCGGTCGCGGGTGCCTCCCTTGCCATCGCTCTGATAGCCCTCCCACCGAGTCCTTATTTGTGGCGCAATCATAGAACCGACAATTCACGCTCGGATTCAGGCGTTCGACCTTGAGCCACCCTTTCGTCCGGCTCCAAGATCTCAAGCGTTTCCCGCGTTTCCTCAAGGTTCAGTCGCACCTGCTCTCGGGCTTCTTCCATCGAGATGCCGCTTCGTTTTGCCAAAATCTGAGCTGCGGTCAAGGTGCCATCGTGAATCTGCATTCTCTCGGCTTGAGCTGTATGCAGAACGTCCACGGGAATCGCCGGCTCGAAGTATTCAACTTCCACCCGAGCAAATGGATAAATCACCTGGCCGTTGCCTCGCAGCTCGTTGATCCAGCCACGAATAAACTCCCATGCCTTGTTCTCGGCATCTTCGAACATGATGACAAATCGCTGTCGTTCAGCTTCGCGATCGATCAGATCAACCTGTTTCGCAATGGCTGACACAGATGCGGTCTTCAAAAAAGTCTGAGGGTTCAGACCCAGGTGGGCCAGCATCGTGTTCATGTATTCGATGAGGTTCTCGAGGTTGTCTTTCAGAGGCGGTTTGCCACCCACATAATTGAAGCTCTGATCTTCCATTAAGCCGATGATCGACTCTGGGCCAACCTCGAGAGATTCGGCTTGTTGTTGGGTCATATTCGTCATTACGCCCTGCATGTATCCCTGAAGCCGCGCGATCTGACCTAGATCGGTGAAGCCAAGCGAAATCGCCCGCTGAGCTGCAAGCAAATCATCATCGGTTGGAGCTGTCCACTCGCCAGGCTTCGGCTCAGTTCCCCGAAGATAGATCGCGGGGATTCTCCCGAGTGGATTGCTTTTGTCTGCGAACCAAAGGCCCTGACCAATCAAAGATTGATCCGGCGCATCCTCCCAATAAGCTTGCGTCTCGGTTATCACAGCTACGCCATAGTTGATCATTCCCGTGGTCGCATCCGTATGAACTGGCAGCTTCAACCAAACTCGCTCCACGTCAAGCATGTCGAGAGACATCGCTTGTCCCTTTTTCATCTGAAAACGAGTGTGATGCGGCGGAATTATGACAGGTTGCACCCCCTGAAAATCCCGCTTAACCACCGGGAAAAAGAACATACAAGCGTTGTTCAAAGCCACCAGGTTCTCTTGCAGAGTACGCATCTTGAGATCTAGGTCGAGAGCTCGATAGATGTCCCGAATTCTGTCTTGCATTTCTGGCGTGATCGCCTCGCCGATAAACTCTCGGTTTGGTCTTTTGCGATAAAGTGTCGCGAGCTCGCGGGCCACTCGCCAAACAAATGGCACGGGCCGCAAGGTATGTGATGACCAGGTTCGCGGGTAAAGCATCTTGAGCTGCTCCAAAGTGTCTTCGTGATTTCGACGAAGATACTTATTCAGAGCCTCAACGTTTTGCTCCCATGCGGTTCTATCGATGACGGCGAGGGTATCGGAAAAAATCCACTGCATCTTGAGAGCCTACCATGAAAGGATTCCGTTTGTCAGAGGCAAGTGCAACACAGAGCATTCGAGCGGAATCCATTGCGTGGTCCGTTACGTTGTCTTTGAACGGCTCATCGGTAATCAAGCCCTCTCGGTCAACACGCCATCGATAATTGTAGAATGAATGCATCAGAGATCTGGGAACCTTCTCGTTTTGAGCGAGATGCGCGGCAACGAAGAACCGAGGGGTTCCCACGATGGGATCCAACAAAGCTCGAACGGTTTCCACGCCTGCCAAAACGCTCTGCTCCTTTCGTGACTTCATCCGCACAACCTTGGTCCGCGGAAACTCGTGAATCAAAAATGACATCATGTCTCTGATCGCTCGGTCTCCCACGGCGCAGCTGGGATCTTTCCCCAACTTTTTACAGCGGTTGATAATTATCTGCTTCTGTAAGCCAATCGGAACCTCGTTGTCATGAAATTCATCGAATACGGTAAAGCTTTCGTCGGGATGCTCCTGGACCCACATAAAATATGGGTGAGCATATCCCCAGTCGCAGCTGATGTGGTACGGCAGCGAACGATCGTAAGCCCACGGTCGAACGTGATCTGCCTTGTTGAATTCTGGGAAAACCAGGTTGTCTGGCTGTAAAATCATCCCCTCCACTTCCTCGGCGAACGATCGCTTGCTATGACCTGATTTCAAGCTGTCGATAAAACCAGGCGGCAGATGCGGGTTGGCTGAAGTCGGCGCGCGAGCTGCCCACCAGTCTGGCTTTTCGAGCTCATCCATTCTCTTCTGATGATAAAGTCGTGGGATTCCCCGATAGCCTTTCGGCGTGGTTGTGTGATGAATTTGATGAACGTAGGCTTTGGTTTCACGCAACCGCCCGTTCACGGTGTTGTGAACGTAGAGGGGATCCGATCCAACCATCGCTTCCGTCTCATCAATTGCGGCATGGCTCAACGTCCAGCCGCGGCATGAATCGATTCGACTCGCAGAGCGCCAGAAACAAGATCCGCCGCCCACCAGGTCAGCTCGAGCCATCGATCGCGAATACGATCTTTCGATTGGGCAGCCGATTCGGGCCATCGCGTCCACAGCTTCCTCCCACGCGGGCCGCAGAACATGACAGACAGCATCGAACGTGGGAGCGAAGAACGCGGATGAACAGCCTGGATTCAAGATGGTCAGAATCAACATCTCCATCACGCTGAAATACGTTTTTCCGCTTCCGACGCCACCCAAAAGCAACTTGTGTCTCGCGCCGCTTCGGTGGGCTCGCAGCTGATGCGGCAGCGGTTGATATCCCGTCGCCGCGCAAATGAGGCGCAAAACAGCCATTCGGTCTTTTCGCTTCCCAGCCCAATGCCGAAATTCTTCCCAGCTCATCGTCCCTTTTCCAGGTCGAACGCTATTCATCCCCAGGTCTGCCTTGGGGCCGATTTTGCTTGGGCCGCTCATCGTGGCATCAGCTCATCGCCAAGATCTGGCGCGGTCTTGTCGAACAGATTAGCTGGGATCAAGAAGTGTTGGTTTGACAGCTCTGTTGGCGGGTTGGCTTCGGCGATCCGATAAAGCAGGTTTAGGAAGCTGGTCACCCGCCCGACATCTGGCCCGTGCTCTGCCTCGAGCTCGCGTCGAAGCAGAAGGGTGGTCATGCCCACGATGTCACCGAACCCGACAGCTCCGTTGTCGGCGATCTGGTTCAAGAGATTTTGAAATTCTTCATGAGCATGCGTGTTCCGTGCAATCTCCATTTCTGCTTTGACCGCCTGAAACCGCGTAAGCCTGATTCGCTCCTTGGTCAATTCTTCTTGCGCGGACTGCAACCGAAGCTTTTGTGCCTCGAGGTTGAGCTGCATCGCCTTAGCTGATCGGTTCCCGTAGATATTCAGGAGCAGCTCATCAGCTCGATTCCCCACCGAGTCCTCGCGCTGGGATCGCTTCTTGAGTCGATCGACGGCGGCACAAATCTCTGCCTCGATTGCGCCTTTATCGTCTAAATATCCCTGGGCATACTTCCCGAGTTCGCGAAGGTATTTCGCAGCTGTACGATCATGAACGCCATACTTGGCTGTGATGACCCGATAAACCTCGGCAACTGGAACGCCTTTCCGCAAAAGCCCCGCGATGAATCGCAGCCGTTCGCTTTTGATCGCAGCTCGCCGGGTGTCGATCTTCTTTCCCTTGTTCGTTGGTGGACTCAACGTTTACTCCGCATTTTGGATCCCCCTGGTACCGTTATCAGCTGCGCCGCCCTTTCTCGCTCGAGAGCTGGCCCAACGTATTCGAAAACCGCGCATGGGCGGCAGACACCTTTGTGCCGCCTAAACTTGTCTTGCTTTCGGTTCATGTTTGCCAGCGGTGTTCGCACCATCTTCCAGCTCTTCGATTTTGCCAGCGACCGAATGAAACTTGGGTGCGCCGGGTAATGATGCAGCCGATAGCCAAGCGCCTTGTATCCAGCGCCTATTGTGTCGTTCAAAATGAAAGTTAGCCCTAGACCTTGCCAGTCTGGGAGCGTAACCGTCCTGGAGATTCCCACCAGGTTTCGCGTTCGCGGGTGGGGCCGATACAGAATGCCGGTGAACGCCACCGGGTGTTTTGTCCCTTCTACGAACAACGCATAACATCTTGCCGCCTTGTTCATTTCTGCGCTCAAATAGTGATAGGGAGCGAACAGCTGCCAATGCTCATAACCGACTCGCTTGACCCATCCTTTAAGGGTTGGGCGTTGTTGAACCGACCTCCTTTCGAAAGCCATCGTTGCCGGCTCGAGCACCCAATCCGGCTGAAGCCAATCGACGATATCGAAATGGCAGCTGACGGCGACGAACTTTCGATTGTTTCGCCGCGTCCATTTTTGAACAGCATGAGAAGCGATTCGAGCAACCTGTCGATCGACAACGCTTGAAAACTCATCGACCACCACCGGGTCCGACAGCTCAAGCATTCGCCTGGCGAGATCAACCCGAAACCGTTCTCCATTCGAGAGAACCCGGTGAGCCCGAAGCCATGCCGGGATTGTGTTGAAGCCTACAGCTCCACAAATCTTTGCGATTTGCTCCACCGTCAGATTGTCGGCGAAGTCATCTATAACGCTGTCTTGGTCCCAGCGCAGATCTTGAAACTCACCGAACAATTGCCGGGCAACCGTGGTCTTGCCGCAACCACTTGGCCCGACGATAAGGCCGATGTTCCAGGCGAAGTCTTCAATGGGAACGCTCCCTTTCCACTTCAGCTTGCATGAGCTGTCGGCTGGCACATCGAACATCGATCGCACCTGGCGAGCTCGAATGCTGTTGGACAGTCCCGGCTCGATTACGAAATCAACGGTTGGCACTTGTATCCCTCCGTTTCAAGCTTTTGCATCAGCTCTGTCTGAGCTGCTTCATCGGGCACATCTACGATCACTCGGTATTCCAGGTTCTCGATAAAGTCCTCTTCATCGATGTCGGCCTCCACATCTCCGATCAGCTTCTTGAGCTCTGCATCAGAAAACCCGAGCGATCCCCAATCCTCATCTGGCATGTCCTGGATCATCTGCGCCAAGAACGCCTCATCCCAGTCTGCGATCTCAACCAATTTGTTGTCGGCGATCGCCAGCTTTTCGGCTTCATCTTTGGTTAGATTTAAGAATCGGACCGGGACTTTATCTAGGCCCAGCTGTCGAGCTGCTTTGACTCGAGTGTGGCCCGCTATGATCTGGGCATCCTCAGCTCGCGCGAGAATGGGCGCCCCAAACCCGAATCGCTGAATCGAATCCACGACCAGCTGAATGGCGCCATCGTTCTTCCGCGGGTTCTGATCCCACGGCGACAGCATATCAATGTCCACCCATTCAGCCGCGATGCCCCGTGGGTCTTCGGTTTTTTCACTCATTGGTCTTCTCCTTGATTAACTGTGCCTTTTGGCCTGCGGCGTCATTTACTCGAGGGTTATCGTGCCACGGCTTTAGATCGTCGAGTGACATCCATACAGCGGCAATCTCTGGTCCGGTTCGGTTTTCCATCTTTTGGTTCCTTGGTTTGGTTTGGTTCGGTCCGGTCCCCAATCCGCCGTGCGACTTTTGGGCCGTGTTGAAGCCTACAGCTCCACAAATCTTTGCGATTTGCTCCACCGTCAGATTGTCGGCGAAGTCATCTATAACGCTGTCTTGGTC